TAATACGGTTGACTTAGATAATCCAGACCTTGATAAGTTTGTTCGTCCAGATGGAACAGCAGGAAATGTACAGATGGGTTCACTATCTGACTGGGTTACATATTTAAAGAATCATCCTAACTCAGAAAAAGCAAGTTGGTCCAAGGAATTAGCACGTGACTCCGCAGTAGGGGTTGCAAGAGCGATGGGATTCGGAGTTTAATATGGCTCGATTTACTTTAAATCCAAACTTAATGCAACTAGATGATGGCGCCACTGGTGCACCACGTGTTGCGGGTCCTCGCACCGACACCTCTCAAGTAACCGAAGCAGATATTAATACTGCCGTAGCACAGGCTGGACAAGACCTTGAGGTTGACCCAGTAACTCTTGCGTATGAAGCAGGTTTTACTGGTGACACTTCGAAACCTATGAATAAAATGACTGCAGAAGAGCGTTCTGCTTTTGCAAAAGGTCGTACTGCTAAGCAGGCTGAAAGTCGTAAAATTACACAATCTGGAATGGACCCAGATAATCCTATGCCAGAAGAAGACCCAGGTCCAGGAATGTACTGGGCTAACTATGGTGGTGTTTGGCGTAAATATAAGTATGTAACCAAGACAAACTCTGGCAATGGTGGCAACGGTAACGGCAACGGTAATGGTAACGGTAATGGTAATGGTAACGGCGACGATAGCGGCGGAGATAATCCACCACCACCAACTGATACTGGTCCTACTTTAGCAGCAGATGTATTCAAGCAAACACTCGCTGTTTTCTTTGGCGCAGCAGAGATGGCTAAACCTTGGGCTAATGAACTCTATAAGGTTGTTTCTAAGTTTTATAAAACTGGAGCATCAGCGGAAGAATCATTTAATATGGCTCTTCTTGAGTCTGAAAATAACCCAGCAATGCTTGACTTTACCAAGCGATTCAAAGGTATCTTTGCTCTTCAGAAGATGAAGCAAGCAGGCAAAGCAGTTACTGTGCCAACTATTGCTGAATACTTTGCAACAGAATCTAAGATGGGCGATATGCTCAAGGCATCTAATCTAGGTGACTTGGCTAATGAAGACTTTCTTGGAGATGTACTAAGTAAGGGTGTATCTGCTACAGAATTTGGCAATAGAATCACAAAGATTTTTGATAGAATTGATAATGCACCGAAGGCAATTAAAACTACTCTTGATAGGTTCTTTCCTTATCTTGACAGAACCTCATTAGCGCGGGCTCTTGCCCTAGGCGACAAGGGTGCATCAACGTTACAACAAGAAATTGCTGGATACGAAGTACTAGCCGCTGGCGAGTTCCAAGGTCTTGGATTAAGTGCTGCATTGCCTTCTGGAATAACAAATGCCCAAGCACAAGATATTGCTAAGGCTGGTGGAACATTTGCAAGCACACTTCCACAGTTTGGTCAGATTGCTCGTGCACGTGAGACAGAGCAGAAACTTGCAGAAATTTCTGGTAAAAAGTCACTAGGAGTTACTGGTTTGACAAGTGCAGTAATCAGTAAATCTGCTGCAGAACTTAAGGCACTAGAAGATTTAACACTACAAGAAGAAGCACGCTTTATGGGCAAGGCTGGAACCGCTGGTTCTAGAGCACTTGCATCTCAGGCTCGTGCTAACCGCTTAATATAAAACAGAATCCTAACGGACCCACCAGCCCCGTTGGCGTAAAAGACTGGAAGTAAGAGCCAGACCATTTCCCCGAATGGAACCTGAGGCTTGCGAACTAACTACGAATAGAAGGGTGGCGTTGCTATGAGCAACAACTACTGGGACGACGAAGACGATGACCTAGATACAACCGATGAAGCACCGATGGATGGAAGCGACTTACTTAAAAAGTTGCGAAAAGCCAAGCGTGCAGATGAAAAGCGTATCAAAGAACTCACAGAGCAACTTGAGGGATTTTCCAAGACGCAGCGTGAGGCAATTGTCAAGTCAGTACTAGAAAAGAAGGGCGTCAATCTTAAAGCAGCCCGTTTAGTAATGAAGGACTTGGATGACATTAACGAAGAATCAGTTTCTAACTGGCTCGAAGAGAATGCAGACTTGTTCGGACTAACGGTTAACGAAGATGCATCTAAGATAACACAAGAAGACCGCGCTGCATTACGCAACCAGGACTTGGTTACTCAAAATGCTATGACCCCTGACCGAGCAAATGATATTGAATACAGAATGTCTCAGGCAACGTCTGAAGAAGACATCCTGTCAATTCTTCGCTCGCAATAATAATATCCGTTCATAGTCACTTGGAGGTGACCGCATATGGCTAACGCCTATACATCAACAGGCTCTACTACCCTCGGTGGTACAGTCGGTGGTGCAGGTCTTGTACAGAAGGCATACGACCGTCTTCTAGAATTTGCTCTCCGTTCAGAGCCACTAATTCGTTCAGTCGCAGACAAGACTCCAGCACAGCAATCTATCCCAGGTTCAACAGTTGTACTTCAGAAGTACCAGGACCTAACAGCAGCAACAAGCACACTAACAGAGACAGTTGACCCAGATGCAGTAGCATTGTCAACACCTAACACAGTTACAATTACTCTTAATGAGTACGGTAACTCTGTTCTTGTAACACGTGCGTTGGAACTATTCTCTCTAGCAGATGTAGACCCAGCAATTGCTAACATCATCGCATTCAACCTTGCAGATTCAATCGACCAGGTTGCAATGACAACACTACGCTCAGGAACAAACGTAATCTACGGTGGTTCAACAGCGACATCAACAGCAACAATCACTGCTGCTGCAACAATCGACTCACCAGACATCCGTCGTGCTGTCGCAAAGTTGCGTGCTAACAAGGCTGCATACCGTAAGGGTTCACTTTACTGGACAGGTATTCACCCAGAAGTTTCACACGACCTACGTGCAGAAACAGGCGCAGCAGGATGGCGCGACCCACACAATTACTCCACACCAGAGAACATCTATGCTGGAGAAATTGGACAGTACGAAGGTGCATTCTATGTAGAATCAGCACGTTTGTACAACGCTAAGACTGGTGCAGACCAGTCAGCACTAGCAACAACAGCAGTAACAGTTGCAGGAACATCAGCCGCATTCACATTCGGCGTTGCATCATCATCTGTTATTGCATTGCGTGCTGAAGTTGGCGATAAGATTTCAGGAACAGGCGTAGGAACATCTGCGAAGATTACTGCTATCGATACATCAGGTTCAACAACAACAATCACTGTAGACGTTGCTAACTCAGCAGCAGTCACAGTATCTACAACAATCACAGTTACACCAGTAACTCGCGTATTCAATACAATCGTATGTGGACGCCAAGCAATGGCTCAGGCTGTTGCTGAAGAACCACACGTTGTTATTGGTAACGTAACTGATAAGTTGATGCGTTTCCGCCCAATGGGTTGGTACGGCGTACTCGGCTTTGCAATCTACCGCGATGAGGCACTATTCCGCATCGAGTCAGGTTCATCAATCGCTGCTAAGTAATTAGTTGATTGACGGGTGGGCAGAGGGAAACCTCTGCTCATCAGTAAGTTCACTAAGGAGGACTAATGGCTACTTGGATATTCAAGACCCCAATCGTACGAGAAGGTCCATCTGGTGGTGGCTCACGCCTATTCTACTTTTACAAGTTAGATGTAGGTGTTTCCATCGTAAAGCAAAACGGAGTTTACTCCCAACAGAGATACATACTTGACTCAGACTTACCAACCTTTCAAGAGTTGTATCAAGGTGGAAGAAACTATGAAGTAAGTGATGAAACAAAGGCAGCATTAATTGCTGGTGGAGTTGGAGTTACAGAGGCAAACTTTACGGAAGTATAGGGACAAATGGGATTACATCAAAGACAGACACATCCAGAGTATGTAGAAGGTTGCTTTGGTTGCAAAATACAACTTCTTGAATTATCTACTGGCGATGCCAAGCGAGATATATCTGACAAGAAGTGGGTCGGAGAATTGAATGCCTATAGAGAAGCAAGAGCACAAGGTATTCAACCAGCAGGAACAACGCACAAACATATCCAACAGGCATACACAGCAAGTGAAGTTCTCAATAAACCTTACAACGCTGACATTATGCCAACTGCAAAAAACATAACCAAACAATCCGTCGAGGTAATGAAAGAGATAGGACAAATATAATGCCAAAAGTAGGAATGAAAGAGTTCGCTTACACAGCAAAAGGTATGGCAATGGCTAAGGCTGAGGCAAAAAAGACTGGTAAGAAAATGAAGAAGGCTGTTAAAAAAGTTGCTAAGAAGAAAATGAAGTAATTATGCCAATGACATATGACGAATACGACAGCAAGCGTTCTTGGTTAGTAGATACTGCCGAGACCCCTGCCGATAAAAAGCGTCTTAAGGCAGAACTCCAAAAGTTAAAGACTCAGTATGAGGCTGGTAAGGCTAAGGCTAAACCAAAGTCTAGTCCTACTGCTAAAACAGCAGATGCTGCTCGTATGCAAGCAACTCAGCGTGCACAGATGTTACGCGGAGAATCAGCAGAAGACAAGGCTTACCGCACACTTATGGAAAAGTATAACTACGACGTTACAAAGATTCCAGGTTTTAATGGTGGCAAAGGTACACGATGACAGACCCTAGACTAAAGCGAGCAGGAGTATCAGGCTTTAACAAGCCTAAGCGTACACCGAGTCACCCTAAGAAGTCACACGTTGTTGTGGCTAAAGAAGGAGACAAGGTTAAAACTATTCGCTTTGGTCAGCAGGGGGTTTCTGGCGATAAGAAGCCAACAGCACGTCAAGCATCATTTAAGGCTAGGCACGCAAAGAATATTGCTAAAGGAAAGATGTCAGCAGCCTACTGGGCAGATAAGGTGAAATGGTAATGCCTAAGAAAAAATCTACAGTTAACGCAGCAGGTAATTACACCAAGCCTGGTATGCGTGCTGCTTTATTTAAGAAGATTAAGGCTGGTTCTAAGGGCGGAGACCCTGGTGAATGGTCTGCTCGTAAGGCTCAACTGCTTGCTGTGCAATACAAGAAGGCAGGCGGAGGCTACAAGTAATGGCACTTGCTAAATCACAGCAGTCACTTAAGAAGTGGTCTGCACAGAAGTGGAAGACCTCTGATGGCAAGCCATCTAAAGGCAAGAAAAGATATTTACCTTCGGCTGCTTGGGATGCATTAAGCCCTGCAGAAAAGGCTGCTACTAATCGAGCCAAAGCAGCGGGTAATGCAAAGGGCAAGCAGAACGTAAAGCAACCAAAATCAATAGCAAAGAAGACGGCGAGGTTTAGATAATGGCAAGTATTCCTGGTTTATCAATAACCGCTGAACTTAATCGTTTAGCAAATGGTGGAGACTACCCAGTAAGGACTGCATTTATTGCAGAACAAGGAGCCGCTAACGCCTGGGCTGGAACCGTTGGTAAGGGTTTAATCGGAGCACTTAACTACAAGGCTAGTGCATCACGTCAACCCAATGACTTTAAAAACCTCAATGCTATTTGCAATGAACTAGCATCTACTACTGGACTATCTGCGGTTGACGCATTGAGGACTCTATAATGCCAACACTTGAAAGTATGATTGATGAAGTACTTATCAACCTTGCAGGTTATACATACCAGCAGGACAGAGCAACTTATATTATACAAGATGTACCCGCTACTGCATCCACAATTGCTAGCCCAATTATTCTACAATTAGCCTCTACCGATAATATTGGTAAGGGTACTATTGAAGTTGGTGAAGAGTTGTTCTGGTTGGATTCATTTGACCGCGTATCTAATACAGCAACCGTCCCACCTTGGGGTCGTGGCTATCTAGGTACAGATACAACTACACACGCTGCTGGAACTAAAGTTACAATTACTCCTACGTTCCCGCGCTATGTAGTTAAGAGAGCAATCAACGATACTATTGGCGCTTTCGGCGCAAACATTTTTGCAGTCAAGACAACAACATTTGTTTTTAACGCAGCACAGACTACTTACGCGTTTAACAATCTTAACATCAATAACATTATGACAATAATGTGGCAGGATATTGGACCATCACAAGAGTGGTTCCCAATCCGTCGTTGGTCTTGGGATTCAATTGCATCAACTGCAGCCTTTGGCGCAGGTGCACAGAGTGTAACTATTGGTGATTACGTACAACCAGGACGCACGGTTAAAGTTATCTATGCAACTGACCCAGTAGCATTCCCAGAACTTGCAACACCAGCATTGACCAATGCTCAAGACTATGCCACAATTACAGGACTTCCATCTTCAACACGAGATGTTGCAATCCTTGGCGCTTCATATCGCCTACTTACATATTTGGACCCTGCACGTGCTGCTCAAGTTAGCCCACAGGCTGACGAGACAGACAGTAAGCGTCCATATGGTGCATCACAGAGTGCAACGAAGCAACTCTATGCACTATACGTACAACGTTTAAATGAAGAAACAGCAAGACAACAATCCCAGTATCCAATCCGCGTTCACTACAGCCGATAGGTAAATAAATGACAACAAGAAAATATTCCTCTCGCTCCCAGCAAACAACACTGGCTGCGAACCTCACAGACTCAGCAACTAGTTGCACTGTGGTATCTGGCTCAGCACTCCTTGGTGGACAGTCGGTATCTGCTGGCACAACATTTACTGTTGTCATTGACCCAGATACAGCCCTCGAAGAAATTGTAGATGTTACGGTTGTTAGTACTAACACATTAACAATTACCCGTGGTGTTGAAAATGCTGGTACTGGACAGGCTCACTCTGCTGGTGCTGCTGTTCGCCATATGTCAATCGGTCGTGACTTTCGTGAAGCCAACCTTCACATCGAAGCAACTGGTGCATATAACGATGGCACTGGTACTCATACAATGCACGGCATTGCATCAGGTGAAGGCGTTGTAGTAGGTACTGATAAGACTCAGACTCTTACTGCCAAGACTCTTACATCCCCAATAATTACTAACCCAAGCATCTCTGGTGCTGGTGTAGATGCAACCATTACCTTTGAAGGCGCAACTGCTGATGCTCACGAAACATTCCTTACAGTAGCAGAGCCAACTCAAGATAATACAATTACCCTACCTAATACAACTGGTACAGTAGTAATTGCTAACGCAGCACAGACATTAACCAACAAGACTATGGGTGATGCTCTTAATGCTGGTGGGTTTAAGATTACAAATCTCGCTACACCAACAGATGCAAGCGATGCGGTACGTAAAGACTTTGCAGATGCTCAGGTAGCAGCAGCAGCGACAAGCGCTGCAAGTGCTGCGACATCAGCAGCATCGGCTGCTACATCAGCATCTTCTGCTTTAACCTCTGCTAACTCAGCAAGTGCTTCTCAGACTGCAGCAGCAACATCTGCTGCTAGTGCAGCCACATCTGCTTCTACTATGGAAGCAAGCGTAACAGCGGCTGCTTCTTCTGCAACTGCAGCAGCAAGCAGTGCAACTGCTGCTTCTACTAGTGCAACAAGCGCTGCTGCTAGTGCAACTGCAGCGGCTACTTCGGCAACAAGTGCAGCAGCATCTGCCACAGCAGCGGCTACATCAGCCACATCTGCTGCAGCAAGTGCAACTACTGCTGCTAACTCAGTAGCAACAATTGCAGGTTATGCAAGTTCTGCTGCTACATCAGAGGCTAACGCTGCAGCCAGTGCTACTGCTGCTGCAACATCTGCTGCATCTGCAGCGGCATCTACAAGTGCTGCTGCTGCTAGCGCAACCGCTGCAGCAACAAGTGCTACATCTGCTGCAAACTCTGCAACGGCTGCATCTACATCGGCTACTAGTGCTGCTACATCAGCAACTGCTGCTGCAACTTCTGCTACTAGCGCTGCTGCAAGTGCAGCCTCTGCTGCAGCCGCAGTCGCCGCATCATTTGATGCTAAGGGTGACTTACTAGCAGGAACTGGTGCTGGAACATTTGACCAACTTGGTGTAGGTACAAATGGATATTTGCTCACTGCAGATTCAGCAACAGCAACAGGAATTAAGTGGGCAGCAGCCCCAGTAAGCCTTCCCTCACAGACAGGTAACGCTGGTGAGTTCCTCACAACAGATGGAACTGACGCAAGTTGGGCTCCAGTTGCAGGTTCACTTGCACAACCAACTGAACCGACATCTCCTCCAGATGGACAAATCTGGGTAGATACAGATGGCACTGCACCAACTACAGTAGTAACTCGCTGGTCTAAAGCACCTACTGCTGGTACAACAACTCTTACTGGTACAGATGACGGAACTACAGTTCTTGCCTACACACCAGGATATGAAGAAGTATTCCTCAACGGTGTGCTTCTCTCTCGCACTAATGACTACACAGCCACTACTGGTACAAGTGTTGTCCTAAGCGTAGCAACAGTAGCAGGAGACATTGTAGAAGTTATCTGTCCACTACAGGTGGCATACACTGATGCAATCACCACAACGGCTGCTAA